TTCTATCACTACGCTGATCATCTCAGCTCGTGTCTCTTCTTCTATCTTAAACTCACTTATCTTATCTAAAAGTAATTGAGCATCAACACAAGAAAGAGTAGTTGCAATAACTGCTAGATGAAACATGATTAATGGGATGAACGAATCCGTTCCGTGTCGGCTTACTTGCGACCCACTAGGGGTTGAACGATTGTGTTAATAATAACACATGTATATTATATAGTCAAGTAAAACTGTAGCAGTTACTACAATTTAATATTATTTTAAGAATTTATCTCTAATTCCTGCTGCACTCTTGTTATGTTCACATATTTTATTCAACCAAATTCTTTCGGCAAGAGTAACTGACCTTCCTAATTTTATTTTACAAGAAATTTCTACTACACGCAGCCTACTATCCTTAGATAGCATCAGTTATTAGAGAGATAAAACTTATCTTCACCTGTCTTACACACTCTTGCTGGCTTAGAGTCATAAATCTGTGGCTCCTCTGCATTCATTAACCTACAAAATTCAAAAGCATCATGGTACTTCTTGAACCTAAACACATCATCATATATCTTAGCAGACACCATAACACCATCGCTGTTACGTCTCTTCATAACATTCCATTTAGTTATGTCTTCGACTTTACAGTAGTGGACTGCCCACATACCATATGGATGTGAATCCATTATCCTTCCTCCGCAGATGGTTTTTTACGTTTACGCCTCTTAGGTTTTTCAAGTTGATTAGGATTGTTCCAAAGTTTTGGTGATACCAAACCTTGACTCTGCTTCAACCACTTGAATCCCTTCTTATACTTATCATAATAATGATCAAAGATATCTACTGCCTTGTCACCAACAGCAACATCATGATGTGTTGTACCTTCATGTTCATACTGAATAATGTATGCAGAATAAGGTAGTTCCTTATTGTCTGCTACTTTGAGATCACATTTCTCATGGATTACGGTAACGCTCAACTTCTATTCCCCCATTGAATTTGTGGGAATGCTTCTTCAACACACTGCCTTGTAATCTTCCAGCGTTTACCAATGCGTTTATCTTTCACAAGAGTTAACACTTCAGCTTCACCTTGATGAAGGCCCTCAAGCAATTGAATAAAGAGAGTCTCTCTTCTTGCTTGACTTATGTTAGCACCACCTTTAAAGAACAGATAGAGTTTACGATACTCTTGAATGAGTTTAGTATGCTCTGTTTCCTCTGGTGCATCATTCTTTTTGTACGGAACCTCACCATCAGGGAGCATAGAGATTACACTCTCATCAAAATTAGCAATAAGAATTGCCCTCAGTGCTGGAGAGTTCATCTGCTGCAAAAGTTTGATCTTTTGAGCTTTGGTTTTCGCATTACTTACTTTCTGTAAGATTTCATTCATTAATAATTGCATGGATATAAGCAGTAGTAATAGTATTTATTCTTCTTCAAGTTCATCCTCATCCACGAAGCGGACTGAGAGTAGCTCTTCATTGATCCAGTGACCATCTTCGTCATACATTTCAGGGTGCAGTGTTTCTGTCTGCGTTACTGTTGCATAAATGTGTTCACTAAATGCCTGTTTAGCTAACCAACCAACAATTCCTCCAACTAATAGAACAAGTACAGAAGTTATTGCTGAGAAGTAAATGATCTCTGGTGTCATGATTCATCTCCGAACTATTTTTGTGATTCCCACCTTAGTTCAAAATTGAAATGAAACTTTCGTTTAAGGAGGGAGAATGTTTTTTTTAAAATGAAACCTTTCAATTCTATTTTAGGTTCTGGTTTCTTTACCTTCTTATCTGGCCTCCTGAGCATGAGCTCTACACCTTTATTTATTTTAATTTCACTCATCTTTCTTCCTAGATGGTCTGGAAATTAATCCTTCTTCTAACATCCATTTTGCTACTTCAACTAGACTACCTATAGGTTCATCATTAATAGCAACAAAAGGAAACCCAACGGCCATAGGATATTTCTTAAGAAGTTCACGCCTTATCGGATCGTCTTGTTGAGATACTACTATCTCTTCATAGTAATCTATCTCTGCTCTCTTGAAGAGCTCTTTCATCTTAATACAATATCCACATCCATGTGTAGTGTAAAGTTTAATATTATATTTTATCATAATGCATTGATTACTAAAGGTAAAAGTTGATGTTCACATTGTTGTACTGCCCTAGTGACAGACTTAACATCATCACCAGGAAGAATAGGTACTTCCTGCTGTTTTATTATAGCACCTGAGTCAAGGTGTTCATTAACAAAATGTACAGTACATCCTGTAGTCTCTTCACCTGCTTTGATTGCTTGTTCAATAGCATGGAGTCCCTTGTACTTAGGAAGTAATGATGGATGTAAATTAATTATTCTACCAGGAAATGCATCACAGAATTTCTTGGTCATAACTCTCATCCATCCTGCCATCACAATTATATCAACATTATATGCTTCAAAGATCTTGATGATGTCATCTTCATTCTTACTAGCGATGCGAACAGATGGAATATCCAATCTGTCTGCTCTCTTTGCAGCACCACAGTGCTTCTTATTATATACCATCAAAACAACATCGTGTTTAGGACACGAGTGAACTATGTTCTCGAAGTTAGTTCCTTCACCAGAACACATAACTCCTAGTCTCATTTTTTAAAGACCCCAAGTTTGGACAGTAACCACATTGTAACTATTGTCCACCCTATAATATACCACATCATTTTTCTTTAGAGCGATTGATTAATGTAATGAATTTATCATTAGCAAATGTACCAGCGAGACAGACATCTATCTCATCACCATCTTTCCAGTTGACAGTGCCATCCTTCTTTGTATGTTGTAATGCAATAGCAATCTTGTCGATAATCTCTTGTGTTATTCTCATTCTATAATCCTACTTTTAACTGAGATGGTTTTACAATCTCAACTTTAATTGGTTTAGTAAGTCTATCAGCAAGTTTATGATATGCAAAAGCAGTCACTACTTGCGGTACTATAAACGCAAACATTGCTACAACCCAGAAAATATAGTAATAATTTTCCTTGTTTTGTGTTCTCATTCTTGTATCTCATCCAAACGTAATGGTTGTGTTTCAGTAGGAACCCATTGATTGTTCTCCCACTTGTATCCTGTTCGTCCAAGGTACTCTACTTCCTGTTCCCATTCAATGAGTGCTTCCTTAACGATTCCTTTAATCCATTTTCTAATCATGGCTCCAGTCTGTATAAGGTGGTTCTTCTTCTCCAACACGATACTGAAAATGTTTAGTATCAAAATAAGATGGAGGTAATGGTTTAACATCATCGTATGCTCCTGCCATTCTCTTCTTATGTTCACGTTCATCTAACACTTCATTGATAAGGATCTTCATCTCCTTAGCATAAGTCTCAGTGAATAATCTTCTTGGTACAACGATGGCAGGTTTATGTGGTTGAGCAACATTTCCTTTTGCTTTCCACTCTTTAAGTTGTTCAGGGGTCATAGGAGCACCCATGCCCTGTGTATCTATTTTACTCATGTCAATGAGGATCGTACTTTTGAATAATTGAATAGACGATAACAAGTGTTATCAGAGCAATACAGATGATTGGTAGTATTAGGTGCATAAAATCCTCAACGTTCTTCCAAGTATAGCATGGCCTTCTTAACCATGTCAACGTTGTTTCCAAACTCTGTCAAACCTCTGTTACAATGCTTACAGATGTCACCAGCAAGTCTAGCATCCTTTGTACCGCATATAACACAAGTACCTATCTTACAGTTACTTGCTACTCTTTTCTTAGTGCATTCTTTACACTCATAAGAATAGGAAGAAAGTTTTGTGGGATCTCTTCGACATCTATAGAAATCATCAAGAAGTATCTTCTTCTTTCCACAGACTCTACAATCTCTCTCAAGCAGCATCAGATGTTCCATCTGAATTTGCTGATCTAAATCCATATCATGCATTCAATCATGCATTTATTTATTGCATAAAAAAAGGAGACCCGAAGGTCTCCTTTCCATCTCGAACTCGAATATATTTATCCGACAGAAGGAGCAACAAGTGCAACTTCAGATGTCTCAGCAGATGCTAAGTCAAGTG